GATTACCCATGTATTATAGCACATCCAAATCGGGAGCGCCATCCTCTGTGCCAGTTTCCAAACTGTCACGCAGACTATCCATCACTTCATCCATGGAATATGTTTCCACCTTTCCTAGTTCGATGTCTTCACACATTTGCATCAAATACTCTAGGAATTCTTTGGGGTAGACATCATCTTCATTCAGTGATGCCCAGAACCATTCTACACATTCTGTTTCAGGGTCGTCCTCCTTAAGAAGAGCATACCCATCATAGTTTGATGTCATCAGGTCTGCCCAAATGCGAAATGTCATACGCATACTCTGCCACCCTGTCATCCAGGCATGACCAATCCAATACTCAAACCAGTTCAGTTTTGTTTTCATCTAATTCCTCTAATTCCTCTAGACGATTGAAATTCCAGGTGTGAGCGAAAATGTCAAGGTCAAATCCAAACTTATATGCCCAGAACATAATACTGAACAGAGTTCGATTACCACAACTTACTTGGAGATAAGGGGAACATGGTTCTGACATCCAACTCACAGAGCACTGAATGATTGATTTATCTTTCAGGGGTTTTGGAAAATGTTTATCTGTATTGAGAAATTGAAAATACCAATCATGCCCAAAATCATAGCGATGTTTTAATTTAATTAGACTCATCATCTTCCAGTTCCTCTAACTTTTCTTGTGCATATGCCATTATGACTTCGACAAAATCTTCCTCAGTCCAATCATTCAACTGAGACTCAACTGGGTCGTCAGGGTCCCAAGTAATTTTGAAACTACCGTCATCATTTTCAATGCATTCAATCATCGTCCAGTTACCTCCTCGAAGTCTAATAGTTTACCATATTTAAAATGAATACGGCATCGTGGCCAATCTTCCCATTTTCCTTTCCAATCCGCAGGATAAATTTCAATGTATTTTGTAATAGGGTGTTGCTGATATTTACCATGTTTACCTGTTGGCACCCATTCAAAGTTTGTCCACTTTGCTTCAGGGTCATACCGAGGGTCATCCTCATCAATAACCTCAAAGGTATTGGTGCCGCTATAATTAGGATACCACAAAAGACCATTGGGGTCAATCCAATAGTCTGTCATTGTGCCCCCAATACCTTCCTCAATATCTTTGGTTTGGCACACTACATTTGTAAACTGCTCACCTAAGTTATATGATGAGCGAACGTAGTCAAACATTCCCACGGCGTTTCATTTCCTCCTTTAGTTTAAAGAACTCAGCATCACGTTTTGCTTTTTCTTCTGCAAGGTTATTTGGTTGTTTTTTCCGAAGTCTTGCATTAGGACCTTTTGCTTTCCAATTATATCCGTTCTTGTATCTATCATCGGATGGTAGTTTAGTAATTTTTTCTTGCACCTGAACTTCTTCAGTGCGAATCAATTTAACTTCCCACCTCCAGGTAATAGATTCATCTCTCCGATGAGCCCAGGACGTTTCTCCATTGTACTCGTAGCAATAAATTTCACGAGTAGTTTTATCAATATACAGAGGAACTGGTGCTGATGCTGATACATCTGCCCAATCGTGGTCCAATCCTGCTGGCATTTTAACGTCTAGGTAATACCGTGTCTTTTTCATTTGAAATTACACTCCATCATCAATTGGGTAAGACAAGCAAGTAAGTTAATTTCCTGGTCCGCAACAAAGGCAGACTTATATTGATACTCAGCAATAATCAAAACTGCGGCACCAATGCTAGGACCATCCATTATATCATAAAGACTATCATAGACTTTACGCATAATCTGAGATGGGTCGGAATCAAGATTCTGAACCACCCACTTCTTAACTGAAGTAAAGTTTTTCTCTTTGAGAAGAGGAGTTAGATTGGCAATGTTAGCATCTCCAAGTGTTGCCAGAATTCCAGTATCAATGCATCCACTTGCAGAATAACGTTGCAGTTCATTAAGAGTGCGACGAAAATCTGGGAAGTATTGTTGAATTACCTTGGCAACAACGTCCTGATTGTATTCAATACTTTCAGTGGTAAGGATGTTACAGACTCTCTCAAAGAACCCTCCTGCCAGTTCTTGTCGGGTCTTACCTCTACTATTGAAATCAATTACAGTCGTTCGACTGTGTAGAGGTTCAATGATTTTATTTTTGAAATTGCATGTGAAGATAAAGCGACAGTTCTTTTGGAACTCTTCGATACTGGCACGTAGGAGAAGTTGGACATCCGAGGTTGTGTTATCTGCCTCATCAATGATGAGAACTTTGTGCTTACTCGAAGAAAGTAAAGACATAGTAGAAGCAAAGGTCTTTGCTTGATTGCGTACCGTGTCCAAGAATCGACCTTCATCTGACCCATTAATGACATAGTAATCTGCTCCAAGTTCATTACAGAGTGCCTTAGCAACCGTAGTCTTACCCACGCCAGCAGTGCCAGACAGTAGAAGATTAGGAATCTCTCCCTGCTCCAGGAAAGATGCAAAGGTCTCCTTTACTGATGTCGGAAGAATACAATCTTCGATTGTTTTGGGGCGATATTTTTCCACCCAAAGAAATTCATCACGACTCATAATCAAAAGAACAGCAATTGAACAATTTTAGCGACCTCAATTATAGCAAAGAAAGTACGAATAGTCATCATATCCCACATCTTAACTTTATAGAAATATGGAAATGATATTAGGTTGCCAACCATCCTAAACAAAATACCAAGATGAACACTGTTAAACAGAATAACAGCATACCCAAAAATGAAAAAGGCATTGCCAATGATTCGTAACCAACTAAGAATGGGATATTCTGGATGAATTAGTCTATCCGTGTTTGACATTACTCACTTCCTAGTCTATAATCTTGCAATTTATCTAGCAAAGAATCTGTAGTTTGCAGTGTCTCAATTCGATGAATCAAATCTGCAATCACGCTGCATACCATAGGACGTTCTTGTCGTGCAGCATATGCTAGTGCATTACGCAAAGATGCCTCTGCTTCTTTCAGAGATTCTTCAACAGATTGGGATAATGCCATAATCAATTATTCTCCTTAACATATTCAAGGTAATTATATCCGATTACCTTACGTCCAGCATGAGATGCAGTGTCTACGTTTACACCTTCTTCTTGAAGTTTATTTGTCCTTCGTGCTGTTGCTTCGTTCAATTTAAGTGTCCAATAACTCATTGTTGTTCCTCAGGGTACATTTTCTGTGCAGTAAACTACTTCTTCAGTAGGTTCAAATTTGCATACGTATTGTTTTGTTTTGTCTTTTGTAGTTAGTGCTGAGTAAGTTAGAATTACTAAGCATACTGAAACTAGAACTCTGTATACTACCATATTACATCCAATCAGGTTTGCGTTCTGGTTTACGTAAGTAGTTGGACGCTGCCCACGGTTTAGATGCAACGTACATTTTGTATGCTGTTTGAGTGTCTATGCTAGTATCTAATTTAAATTCATCTGGCATGGCACGGGCAAAGTTATCTGCCATACTATAGCATGTGATTGCTTTGCCAGTTTTAGTATGAAACAATTTTTTTGCCTCAAAAAGAGATTTACCACAGGCATGTATTTTACCATACCTATAGCGGTATTCTGTGCAAAGTGCTAGACCGTGACAAATTAACCATGCAGTATTGTAGATGCTGTCTGCTGCCCATTTGGTGCATGGGTGGTTTCGAAAGGCACCTTTCTGGGTGCTGTAGTCGCATCCATCTTGTTTGGGGATAGTGCCCCAATCGTAATACCAGTCAGAGTACACAATGGAAAGCATTTGACAGCATTCCAATGGCATTTTAACCACATGCTTATCAGGAAGAGCCCTGGCAGAAGCATGTGGGTTGCGGTCAACGACGAATATATTCATGATAAAGTTGGATGTACCTCTGGTAGAGTAGTTCTAGGACTTTAGCATCTTCTGCTTCATTTAATTCTAGCATGCAATCTCTTGCTTCTTGAAGGGCATCACATAATTTCATGATTTTGAAGTGGGTCATAACTCACGTTGAACTGTTTCGATGAAACAAGAGGTAGATTCGAACTCTTGCTGCATCCATTCTACTCCTTTTTCTGGAGTTGTGTGGTCACCGCAAGTAAAAATGTCACAAACTGCTGTGCCATTTTCAGGCCAAGTGTGAATGCTAATGTGAGATTCTGCAAGAAGAGCAATGGCAGTTACTCCCTGAGGTTCAAATTTATGAGACTTCAGTTCTAGTAGTGTGGAATTACATGCTTTAGCTGCCATGAAAACTGTATCCCTAACGAATCCTTCATCATCCAACAACTCTGCTTTTACGCCTTTGAGGGTGAATAGGATGTGTTTCATTAGGGCTCCAGAGCAATAAAATATTTTACGGTTTTGCCAACGAATCTCGCCACACTAGGATTACTAATAGTAATATTATAATTATCAGAAACAAGTTTGAGGTTTTCGATTTTAAGGCAGTAACAAAATTCTTTGTCAGTCTGTCCAACATCAATTGAGTATGAGTTGGATGTAGCATTCTTCTTGTCAGTTACACAAACTTGAATCTTACCTTTTGTGCCATTAATGCACAAGTCCTCAACTTTAAAATTCATTGCAGCAATTTGAAGTTGACGCAACTGTTCAGCACTCAGATTGAATGACACATCTTCTGACGGAAGGTCAATATCTTTTTCTGGTGCTTGAGTAATGATATCAGGGTCTGCGTAAAAATATTTGCTACGACGAGTACCACTTGAATCTGTAATCAAGACATAACTATCATTGCTAGTATCCAAAATGGGATTCTCGTACAGGGAGAGACCACCAATGAAGGAAGTCAAATCGTAAATTGCAATCTCCCTATCAAACTGTTCTTCCACTTCTGCAGTAGCAAGAACATTCTTGTTCAAACTCAGTGCTTTCAGGGTTGAACCTGGTTTGATAACAATAGACTTGTTGATTGAAAGAAAGTTCTTAAGAATATTCAGAGTAGATTTAGTAATTTCGGTCATTGAGGGTAGGGTTCGGTAACTTTTTCTTTTTGATTGAAGTGATAGAGAAGCACAGCATAATGCATAATTTTCATTATGTCAAGTTTTGCAGAACCTTTCTTATCATAGCGAGATGCATACTTGAGGATATTGCTCCTACAAAATGCCTCAGCATCACCACATGCTTCGATTAGGTCTAGAGTTTGGATACCTTCATTGCCTGCCGAATAATGGCGGTTGTATGTTCCCAGGATGTATTGGCTTAGTTCATCCAGGGTTGTGTTTTCATTGTACTTCATCATTTACCTCTTGAGAAACTTCTTCACCAGCATCGACTTTAGTATACAGTTCCAAGAAGGACTGTTTGGTATCATCATCGAATCTGGCGATGCAGTTGGTGATTGCTTTGATTCTATCAGAAAAGATACCATATGCTTGAACAATATGAACCAAGCGGCGGGTGGTAATCACTTCATCGACGCCACCATCGAAGAAGGTTTTACGAATTACTCCCGCCCACTTGACGAGGTTATCAGCAAATACTGTATCCTCACAACCGTATCGACCCATGGCATGCAGGAGGATTTTGGTTTCTGTGGCAGAAGTCGGATACTGTTGTTCAAACGTAATCGGAAACCGCTCAAGGAATGCTTCATTAAGAATATTGGTGCCGATGAAACGACCATCATCAGAACCCTTACCTTTGGTGTTTGCTGTTGCGATAACAGTAAACCCAGCGGTAGGTTTCACATACTTACCAATCTT